CCTGCATCTTTAAAAGTTATATTGCCACCATCTGCATCCAGATGTAAATTGCCACCCACATCTACAATCAAGTCACCTGCATCAGAAATAGTTGAATCATTAATTGTGATGTCATCAACAGTAAGAACACCAAAGATACCTGCCGCACCATTAACATTACCCATGTTTACAAGGTTTCTGCTTGCATCAATAACAGCAGTGCCACCTACATTATATGAACCACCAGTAATTATTCCCGTAGTAGTAATACCTGCATTAAACGTAGCCGCCCCTGCATCTGACATGTCTAGCTGTAAAGCAGTTATACCACTGCCACCGTCATTGCCGACAAAAAGTATATCTTTATCTTGTACTCTTGCTTCGAATTTAAAATCACTGCTAGAATTTTCTATTCGACCAATAGTTGTTCCACCGTCAGCAAAATCAATATAACCACTATCAGCATCAAGAGTAATAGCACCACCTACATCTACAGTAAAATCACCTCCATCACTTATAGTTGAGCCATTGATTGTGATGTCATCTACGGTTAGTGTTGTTAGTGTGCCTAATGATGTAATGTTAGTTTGTGCAGCCGTTGTAACTGTACCTGCTGTTGTTGCTGTGGACGCAGCTACGTTAGTTACATTTCGTCCATCTGCGGCGGCTATGTGTCCACTCGCATCCAGATACACCGCCTTTTCGGCAGGTTGCGTAATAAATACATCCGCCGCCCCTGCCGTTAAATTTACGGCATTACCTGAATTGGAGCTTTCTAAGATTGCTGTTCGAGCAAGCGTTGTGCCAGACGAAGTAAACGTACCAAGCCCAACCTCAAACTCTCCTGTAGTGCTTTCAAATATACCGTAGTAAGTAGTATCACCATTAGAGAGAACAGACGTAAAGGTTTGGAACCCTGCCACGGCTCCCGCCAATGTCAGAGTTCCAGTTCCTGTAGTTGCTGTGGTCTCTTTTACACGATCTTTAACAACAAGTGCCATCGCAACGATCTCCTATTACAATCAAGCAATTCTAATGATTGCAGTACCCGCAGCGGCTGCGGGAAATGCTATTTGGAAATCCCCTGATGTTGATGTTTTGTCAGAACCAAAGTCCAAGACCACCACAGTATTTGTTGTGCCAGATCCTCCGCCTTCAGTAGTATTGTAAATTAAAGCACCACGAGCGGTAATCGTTGCGGAAGTAAAAGTTAGATCAGCAAAATCAGTGAACGCTGTAGTACCCCCTGTTGTTGGATCTACACGAGTTAACGTTCCGCCACCTGCGGAATAAGAACCAGAGTTACTTACTTCGTTTGAAGTTGTGTAAGCTGTAGTGGCTGCGTCAAATGAAGCACTGTTCGTATACAAAGCAAGTTTAAAAGTGTCTCCACCGCTGTTTTTAAAGTCGTGACCACCTTCAAGAAGTTCTTTCTTAAAAGAGGTACACATTGCATTTCCAGAAAAGGCCATATTAAAGTCTCCTTATAAGTTCAGCCAGTTGGGGATGACCTGAATCAACAAGCGCATTACACACAGTTGTTCGGTCACTACGAATAGCCTGTCGCATGTAATTTGCAACAAGCGTTTCAATGTGCTTAGAAAAAGCACGGGCTTGGTCTCTAACACCAGGATGGGTGCTATCGGAGACCGATATGATCTTTTGGACACACTGTTCCGCAAGTTCATCTGGGGTAAAACCACGATTTTCTGTAGTATTAATACCTACTACACTATCATACCGTGGCACACTTACATCTATTTTAAACATCTATATTTCTATCCTTGTCTGACCATCACGATAGTCATCTCTTTTTAACCTGCCTTCTCCAAGAACTACAACACGCTTTAGTGCATCATTATATCTTTGTTGGTACATACTAAGAACATCCTGCTCACCCTTCATAAATATATACGCTTCTACTAACGCCCCATATAATAAAGCTTCTTCTGCGTTTTCTCCAAGCCATGAAGTGCTTGATGTTACTATTGAAGGGGGGTCAAAATAATAGTGCAATTGAACTTCATACGCAGAATCTGGAGTTGGTGCTAGTAAAAAATGTCCTGCTGAATTGTCTGCTTGGATATCCCCATCAAACTCTGCATAAAATTTAGGAAGTCCAGAAGTTGTTTTGTTTGGGTATGCCTCACGAATAAAGTTTACATCTTTAGGAAGCATAAAGGTATAATTACCAGAACCATCAATCACAGCAATAGAAAAAGGCGCTAAGAAATCTGATGGTCTAGCAAGAAACCTATTTGACGCTGTCATATTCGCAGTTACGTTTTTTCTTAACTCTGGCAAAAGAACACTTCGATGTATCTTTTCTTCTGTCTGACGAACAAACGTAGGTATCTGAGAAACAAAAGTCGTTTCTGTATTCTCTGTATAATCTTTAATCGCTTGTACTAACTCAGAATAGTTCATTTGAACTTATCCATTCCTATTAAAATTTCCACCACGGGTTGCTGCACCCATACCACGGCACTTACCACCCATACTCATCTTAGTAACTTTACCGCCAGAAGCTCTAAAACCCATTTTATTCCTGACTTCTGTAGGTAACTTACCTAGCCCGACATTACTTGAAGGTATGTCTTTTAAACTCCCACCATCTTTTTTCTTAGGGACAAGCAATTGATCTGCTTCTTCAGGCGGACTTACATCTATGATATCAGGACGTTTTTGTGGTCGTAGAGACTTTTTAACAGCACCTGATTTGCGTTTCTCGCTAAATGGTCTTGGTTCTGGCTCTATTACCTTCTTTTTCTTTTTAGGTAAATTCTTTGGGGTCTTCTTGGGGCTAGATACTGCCATTTCTCAATCCTCGTTATAAAGGTTATCAAATACTCTATTTACGTCCAGTGTATAGTCTAAATCACTTTTTGAATAGTGTATATGTTGTGAAGGTCTGAAATCAGGTGCGCCTTGTCCAGTTTCAAACCAAGCGGGATGCGTTACTCTTACACGATTATTCGGAAGCGCAACGACATTACCTGTCCACTCACCCGCATCTAATAATTGCAAAACATGACTTTGCTTGTGCTGTGCAGGGTCATCAGCTATTTCATTCTCTGCATAGTCAACAGTAAACAAATACTTTGCAGGGAACATCTCACCATTTATTTTTGCTAACCAAGGGCATGGTGTAGCTCTATCAAGAACGTATACAGCGTGTGTGTGAGATGAGCAATCCCAAGGTTGTGCATCATGCACTGCCATAGGCTCAGGCCACTCTTCAAGTGGCTCATCTGCAACTAATGCAGTTATAGGCATCCTAGCCCACATAGCACCACCATGTACGTTATCGTCTCCTTCTTCGTCAGCTTCACACCCTGTAAAGATAACTTGAAAGCTTAGACACCTATTCGGCATTGTTGTTACCGCTATCGCCATAGCATGAAGAAATTCGCCGTGATACTGCTCGTGGTTGTGAGTGTATTCACGACGAACCCAACATTTAAAATGCGGTATATTACTTTGCAAGTAGGGCATTATCTACGTGTTTTACCGCCTTTAGCCATGGTCTTTTTCATTTTGCCGCCGACTCTTCTTTTTACGGCCCCACCTCTAGCCATAGTTTTCTTCATCTTGCCACCGACCATCTTTTTGACAGCGCCACCCCTTGACATTGTCTTCTTCATTTTGCCGCCTACCCTTTTCTTAGCGGTTGTCTTCTTCTTTATTTTGCTACCTTTGCTCATAGCAACGGGCTTTTTCATTCTGCCGCCGCCCATTTTTTTAACAGCGCCGCCCTTTTTGTAACCTTTCTTTTTCATAGCCATTTTTATCTCCTTTAGACTATAGTTATGTTACCCACCATGCTACTGTGGTTTGTGCATTGATACACTAGGGTTGTATCGGAGGGTTCGTGAGGCACAATAAATTGTGTCAATCCTGTTGTTGAGTTGTAATTTTCTGTGACACCCGTAGTAAAAGCAGAGCCACCATCAGACGTTCTAATTTGTAAAGGATGACTACTTACATTTGCAGTATTGTCTATGAGGTATGTGTGACCCTTGTAGAAACTAAAATTTGGATTATTACCCGCAGTAGCCCCAGGGCCAGTAAAAGTATAAGCGGATGAACCACTTGTTCCTGCTGTGTATTTTGTTACAGGGCCAGATGTTTCATCATTTAAACGCAACCATGCCCCACCGTGTGCAAAATATAGTCCCCCAGTCGCATGGACATGGGCCACAGCGCCATGGTATGTAGAGGCACTTGGTAAATCACTTAAAGCTGCGTAATAGAAGACAATTTTATTTGCACCAGAACTTACATCAAATAATCCATTTGAATCAATTATATCAGTAAGAACATTAGAACTGTTACCTAATGCAGCATAAATCTCATTAAAGTTGTCATTTATTTTATCTGCACCTGCGCGAAGATTATCTCCCGTTCCGTCATTTGCAGATGAACCAATATCTACTGTTTGTTTTGCCATTTTTATGCCTCGTCAAATGTACTTGATGTTGAGTCTAAAGTGATAGAGGTGCTATCAAATCGTGGTGCTAATCCAACGGTAGCCGCTCCAACAGAAGCTGTTGCAGAAACTCCAGTAACTCTATTAATATCTGTAATAGTTACTGTTACCTTTCCAACTGATGCAGTCATAAACACTGCATCATTGCCTACAGGATTAAATCCAAATAACGCCCTGCTTTCAATTAAAGATGTGTCTGGACGAGGATTCCTAAGAGACTGAGGATCGTTAATCTTTATGCGACCAAGAAAATTTTGTGGTTGATCTGGATCAACAACGTCTCGGCCTACAAGAAAACCTGTCTTAACTCCGTTATTATATTCAGGCACAAGATCTTTTAGAGGATACCTAAACCCTGTCTTGTCACAGAAACCAAACGCATATTTA